AGCGAATACTCTGGGCCTCAGTTCTGCCGCGCAGGCCGCGATTGAACGAGAGATCGGGACAAAGGCATACCTCGACACCTTCCTGCGGGTCAGCCAGTCCCTGGGGTCGCATAACAACGCGGGCTCGCAGGGTGGCCAGGGTGGCGGAATGGGCATGTCGCCCGAGCAGGCGCGGAACAAGATCGCCGAGCTCCACTCCAATGCCGACTGGGTCAAGGGGCTGATGGCCGGCGAGGCCGACAAGAAGAACGAGAACGATCGCCTCCACCAGATCGGCTACAGCCAAGAAGTGATCGGCACGGTGAACTACACCCCGGACTGATCCCTGGGGGCTTGACACCCCCGGGCGACCGGGGCATCCTGCCGGCATGCGCTGATAACCCAACACGGGCAGCGCGTGTCGATAAGCCGGGGAGACACCCGGCCCGGCGCGCGAGACCGAGGGCCAGCGACGCAGTAAGCGTCGGCCCCGCCTCTTCGAGAGACGGATAAGCCACAAGAGACCGTGGTTCCAATCCAAATCTCAGGAGAGGCTTATGTCCAATGAAGTCAAGGTCGCGCATGTACAGCAATATGCGAACATCGTCGAGCTGCTGCTCCAGCAACGTGGCAGCAAGCTCGCAGGCGCCGTCCAGCGGCGCAGCTACACCGGCAAGGCTGCCAAGGCGGTCGAGCAGGTCGGTGCCGTCGAGGCGAGCGAGATCCTCGCTCGTCACGAAGATACGCAGCTGAGCGACACCCCGCACGCCGCGCGTTGGGCGTTCCCCCGGGACTGGGGTGTGGCCGATATGGTCGACAAGCAGGATCTGATCCGCATGTTGACCGATCCTCGCTCGTCCTACGCGCTCGCCCAGGCCTATGCGCTGGGCAGGAAGCAGGACGATCTGATCATCGAGGCGTTCTTCACGGACACGGCGAAGATCGGCGAGAACGGGTCCACCTCGGTGACCTACGCCAACGACGGCGGCAATACGGTGGACTCTTCGGGCACCAATCCGATGACGGTCGACAAGCTGCGAGAGGCCAAGAAGGCTCTCATGGCCGATGAGGTCGACATCGATAACGAGATGCTGTTCTGCGCCATCACGGCACAGCAGCACGACGACCTGCTCTCACAGACGCAGGCCATCAGTCTCGACTACACGACCCGGCCGGTGCTAGTCGAGGGCCGAATCACGGCCTTCATGGGCTTCAACTTCATTCACTGCGAGCGGCTGGTACTCGATGCCAACGCCGATCGACTCTGCCCCGCGTGGGCGCAGTCCGGCATGGTGCTGGGCCAGTGGAATGGGATCGAGTCGAGTGTCGACAAGCGGCCCGACAAGTGGAACAACTGGCAGGTCGAATCGCAGGGCACCTGGGGAGCGACCCGGACGGAAGGCAAGAAGATCGTCAAGATCATCTGCGAGGAACCGTGATCGCAGGTGAGTGAGTGAGACAGCCATCGGCCCCCTGGCGGAGTCGTCTCGGGGCCGCTGGCTGACTGAATGAGGTACTCGAAAGATGGCAGGACCTTTCTACTCGGACAACTTCGTGGCACAGACAGGTACGGCCGGGGTCGTTGGCCCGGCAACCGACAACACGACACGCACGGCTGGGTTTCACGCCCCTGCCGGCTTCGCCCACGGGCGGCTGCGGGTCAAGCAGGGACGATTCACGACCTCGGTGGCAGGTGTTGCCGCCACTGAGATCATCCACGTGATGAAGTTCAAGAGCGGGGATCGTCTCTACGCTCTGACGAACTCCGACACGGGGGCCTCGACCGACACAGCCGGAGACGTCGGCCTGTACGTGGTCAACGTGGACGGCACTGGCACCCTGGTACGCACCGGGTTCCTCGGCGACAAGGATCTATTCGGGTCCGCGGTGGACATGAACGCCAATGCAAACAAGGTGGACCTGTTCGTTGAGTCTGCGGTGCTTTCCCCCGAGCACAAGGGGCTAGCACTCTGGCAGCTCGCGAATGTGGGCGCGGCTACTCATACGTCTGACCCGATGATCGAGTATTACGTCTCGATCACGGTGACGACCGACGCGGCAACGGCGGCAGAGACTGTCATTCTCGAGGCGTTCTACAACTCCGGCGACTGATTCCGCGCACCCCTCTGCGCACCGGGCCGGCAGCGTTTACGGCGGCGCTGCCGGCCCACCTCGGACCACGAGTAACAAGGAGAACTGGATGGCAGCGAATCAAATCGATGCGAACGGCTCGGACACGGACGAGACTATCACTGCGACACTTGCCGCAGATCTCGCCGTGGGTACGCCTGACGTGCGTGTGATCTGGGACAGCGACACACCTTTTGATCGCGTCTACGACGCTACGCGCCGTGCCGCGGAATGGCTCGCCCAGAATAGGCCCGCAGACGCCACCTAGGGAGGTGCTTGATGGCCTCCAAGACGGATATCTGCAATTTCGCGCTGACCCTGATCAATGCGCGCCGGATCACCGCTGTCACTGACGACAACGAGCGGGCGCGGCTGTGCGACCTCTTCTACGACCAATCACGCAAGGAAGCGCTGGAGGCCCACACCTGGGGCTCCGCGACGAAGCGGGCGTCGATTGCGTCCGACGCCACCGATCCAGCATGGGGATACGATCACCGCTACCTGCTGCCCAACGACTACGTACGGATGATTACGATCGAGAGCGGCAGCGGGCTCACGTGGGAGCTCGAGGACGGCTACATCGTCACCAGCCAGGACACGCCGCTGAAGATCAAATACGTGTACGACCTCGAGGACACGACGCAGATGAGCCCGACTCTGGTTCGGGCCATTGCGGAGCGCCTGGCGCTGTGGCTGGCCACCAAGATAACCACGTCCAATACCAAGAAGGCCGAGGTAAAGGCCTCGCACGAGCAGACGCTACGCGATGCGAAGCGGTTCGACGGCCGGCAGCGTTCACCCGTACCGTTAGCAGCAACAAGCTGGATATCGGCGAGGGGGTAGCATGGCTACAGCCTCTCATCAGCAGCTAGCGTTCAACGCAGGCGTGCTGTCGCCGCAGATGTCTGGTCGTATCGATCAGGACAAGTACGCGACAGGCTGCGAGACGCTGGAGAATTTCCTTCCGCTGGTGGAGGGGCCGGCGCAGAAGCGGTCCGGCACTCAGTTTATCAAGGAGGTAAAGGACTCCAGCAAGACGACCGTACTGGTGCCTTTCGAGTATTCCATCGAAGAGGCCTATGTCCTTGAGTTCGGAGACCTATACATGCGTCCGTATCGTGACGGCGGGGTGGTGCTTGAGACCGACATGTTTTTTGCCGCCGCCCCGACGTCGGCGAATCCGGTGGTGATAAAGATTACCACTCATACGTACGTTACAGGTGACGAAGTATTTATCACGGACTCCGACATGACGGAGCTGAATGGTCGATTCTTCGTGATTACCAGACTTGACGCGGACTTCTTCGAGCTCGACGATGAGAACGGTATCGGCAGAGACCCGGCTACGGCCGTTGGCGTAGCGCCCAGGGTGCACACTGTTGTGACTACGTTCGGCGAATCAAGCCTTTCGAGCATCGAGGGGAAGCAGTTGGCCGATGTCCTGTACTTGATAGCCGTCGGCGAACAGCCGGCCAAGGTCACAAGGACTGCCGATTCAAAGTGGACGTTTGAGCAGTTGGAATTCGCAGAGATAGAGGTCACCGGGGTGCATAACATTGCTCCGCCGTTCAGGCCATTGCAAACGTCTACGATATTGATGCAAAAGGCACCCGCGTCATCTCAGGTACTAGCCTCGGCGGCGTTTTTCGTTGCTGCTCACGTGGGCATGTATATCAAGATCCAAGAAGAGCCGGGCAGTTGGGGTTATGGCCTGATAACAAGCATCGTTAGCCCGACTACGGCCAACATTTCGATCTACAACACCTTTCCGGCAGCCGTTACGGGTGCGCCGGGCACAAGGGACTGGGCGCTCAATGCCTTCAACTCCATCGACGGCTACCCGAGAGCCATAGCTATTCATCAGGGACGAATGTGGTACGGGGGGACAGACTCCGACCCTCAGACGCTTTGGGCATCGCCGGTCAACTTTTACGAAAACTTCATAACGTATGACTCTCTAGACTTAGGCACGATGATCGGGCTGCAACTCACTATCGCCGAAAGCGACCTGAACATCATTGAATGGATGGCGGGCGGTGACCCGCTGGTAGCAGGGACGCGTGCAGGAGAGTTCACCATTCAAGGCGAGGTCAAGGATGGCGAAATAACTCAGGGCAATGTCGGCATAAAGCGTCGAGCAACCTATGGCTCCAGGACTGACTCGTTTCCGGTAGAAATCAATTCCGTACTCCTCTTCGTGCAACGAGC